AACTATGGCATCATGGCATGGTCTTGAGTACTGCTCAGTACCAGTTGTATTATTTAAAGTAGCCATAGCGTGTCTTATGGTTGCACAATCTCTTCTGCTAATTCTGACACCACTAACAGTAATACGATCAGACATACATCTAGACTTACCAACATCCATTATTTGTTTAGATTTGCTAGGCATATTTTTTACAACAAGAAATGGTTGTACCATTCCTGTTTGTACAACAGCAAGTAACCTATGTTGACCATTAACCAGAGTGCCATCTGTATCAAAACAAATGGCAGAGTCAGATAAGATGAAACGACTATTTCTCATCTCTCTTTTTAATTCTTCAAGATTATTTCTACTAATCTTGCGGTTATTCTCAAAATTTTTTTCCAGATAAAATTGTGCTTTTTCTGGAGTAATAAATTCTAGAGAATAGTCTATGCCCTCATATAAAGTTGAGAGGGCATCTTGGACTTGGTTGGTCATGCTCCCTCGTTACGATTGTTAACAAGAGCATCTTTAAGTTGTCTGTTGAACTCAGCGTTTTGCTCTGGAGTTGCCATCTTTGGTTTTTTTTGTGAATCTTCGTAATTACGAATCATCTCATAATCTTTTTCAAGTTGTTTGATTCTTGCAAAAATAATATTTCCAAGTTTTTTTAGCATTGTGTCATGTTCAATACCTAAAGTATTGATAGAAAGTTCAAAAGAATTTAAAAATTGATGACCTCTTATTGTATATTCATCAACGCTATTTCGATTTGATTTAAAAAATAAATGAACTTTATCGTTCAAAATATCATTGTCAAAATAAAATTCATCATTATCTTCAAGATGATGGCTTGTTTTGTTTTGCATGGAAAGTTTCATAAAACCCCGTAAATGTTATTGCCTTAATAGTTTATCATTAAAATGTCATCACTTTGTATATGTTTTAAAATCGTAACAATGTTACTTTCGCTTTTTAGTTAGCTTAGTAACGACTTGCTTTACTAAAGGCCGTACAAGCTGAAGTACCAATGGTGCAGAAGCACCAACCAGAGCAAGGCTAAAGACCCCAACAAACTGAGGAGCAGACGGAATGTATTGTTCTTTCCACTCAACTGCTTCATATAGAGTTATGCACTCACTTCCATCTTGCCCTCTCTCATGCCCAATAACACGTTCTAGCTTTTTATCGTTACGAAAGTCTCCTACTCTTTGGTCATTTTTGCCAGGGCAGGGAGGAAAATCTGGTGGGGGTGGTTCAGGTAAATCAGGAATCTTCGGCTGCTCTGTTTCTGGTAAGGGCGGTGGTTCATTATCGACAGGTGCTTCCTCTGTAATGACAAGATTCTCAGGTGTATAGTCAAGAGGTACAAAACTAGGAAACGGAAAATCACACGTTGTAAATACACCATTTGGATCTTCCAGCAATAAATTACGATTACCAGTATTTTTTATATCACGATGTTGATAAGTACAACCAGGAACGTCAATATCAGGTGGCTTTGTAATAGTTAAATAATGAGGAGTATATATTTCTGGAACGTTTGGAATATATATTTCACGAATTTGAATATCAGGTATTTCAATCGTAGGCATTTCTAGGAAGATAAACTTCTACATGGGAATAACATTTAGGACAGGAAAGATTAGTTACCATACTGTATTCAGCAGATGAACAAGGATAATCTTCTTCATCCATACTATGATCTCCACCCCAGATCAATTCAGTTTTACAGTGCCAGCAATTCATTTAATAATTGGCATTGATTGGCCTGTAACTTTGGGTAAATTTTGATCTAATACTTTCGGCATCATTCCAGATACGTTATCAAGAATTTCATTCATTACTCTTGATTTAAACTGTTCTGATGTTACATATTTGTATGCAAAATACGTTCCACCACTCATGGAAGCTACCATTACAAATGAGACAATACTTAAAACGTTTGCGATTTTTTGAAACATGGTCAAAGAAGTTCTTAATAAAATGGTAGCACCACTTACTCTGATGGTGCTGTTGCTTCTTGTGGGACTGATGCCTCTGTATCTGATGGCTGGGTTGATTCGGGTACAGCTTGAGTCTCAAGGATCTGCTGTTCCAAAATCTTCATCGCACCATTAGTCTCATGTAAAGCAATCCATAATTGCTCTCTTTGTTGAGCTAATTGCTGTAATCTTTCTTGTAAATTCATAATTTAATAGAGTTTTTTACCACTTACTATAGCTGCATCAATAGCGGTAAAATCTTCAGATGTCCAGATAGAGGTCGTTCCATCAGTTTTTGTGTAAGCCTTAATAATTTCAAGATGCTCTACATTACGCTTGATTTTGTCTTTAAAATCAGCATCAGTTTCATTTGATCCTTGAGCAATACCGATAACAGTTACGCTATCGCCAGCAGCAGAAAAGATTTCTGCAATTTCATCTGCGGTTCTTTCTTCCATAATAAAAAATTAAGTTACTTTTAGTTTACCCTGCTTCCAGGGCTGTGACTTTACTTGATAACTCTTTTATAGCATTTACAAGTATTGGTACAAGTTTGCCATAACTTGCCTCTAATCTATTAGGGTTTTCGTCTAATACCATATTTAGGTAGTCTGCATCATTTTCTTTTTGTACTGCCTGTAAATCTTGAGCAATAAAACCATGTTCATACGATCCATCTTTAACATTTCCATCTCTACTAGCCCACTCAAACTTTACAGGTTTTAATTTCGTTATGAACTCTAAGCCCTCGGGCAAATCAATTATGTTTGTCTTGTCTCTTGCGTCTGATAAAGAAGATATGGTTTGTGTGTTACAACGAAGTGTAGTATTATTTGAATTACCTAAAACTATTTCATTATTTACAGTTCCAGAACTAGGTTGTGACGCAGCACCAAAACAATGATTATTGTCACCAGTGGTGATGGCAGTACCAGCACCGTATCCATATATAGAATTTAATTCACCATTAGTAATAACAGCACCAGCATCAAAACCTATTACAGTATTATAATTAGCTGTAGTTGCTGCATCAAAAGCTAAATGACCTATAGCTATATTTTGAACTCCAGTTGTAACATTTAAAGCTGCATCTACGCCAAGCGCAACGTTTGAGCTTCCAGTTGTGTTATTTGCTAACGCATCAAAACCAACTGCTGTGTTGTTAGATCCAGTTGTATTATCTCGAAGTGTTCTGAATCCTAAAGCAGTTATACCAGTTGCACTTGTACATTCTCTTGCAGCGTAAAAACCAACAGCTACGTTTTGTGTTGCGGTTGAAAATCTTAACGCTTCTCCTCCAATAGCTGTACTTTGCTCTCCAGTTACACTTGTTGTTAAAGCTAAAACACCTACAGCTACGTTATTTTGACCAGTTGTGTTTTCCTCTAAAGCATGGTAGCCCACTGCTGTATTATTACCTGCTGTAGTATTTCGATTTAAAGCACCATTACCTACTGCTGTATTATTAGATGATGTAGTCATATCGCCTAAAGCATTCACACCCACTGCTGTATTATATGATCCCGTAGTTGTTGCATCACCAGCATAAGCACCAAAAGCAGCGTTCTGTGTTCCAGTGGTGTTTAGAGCTAAAGCATCTCTGCCAACTGCGGTGTTGTTTGAAGCTGTTGTATTTTTCTCTAAAGCTTGTGCACCTACAGCAGTGTTAGCTTGTCCAGTAGTGTTTGTTTTAAGTGCCTCGTGACCTACAGCAACATTATTAGCAGATTGTAATGCAAAGCCAGCAGTATTACCAATACAAACATTTTGATTAGCACTATTTGAAGCATCTTCCATTACACTTCTACCAATGCCTATATTGTTATCTGCAGTGGTATTAGTTTGTCCAGCCCTTCTACCTATGTATGTATTATTACTTCCAGTGGTTACAGCAGTACCAGCCCTATAACCAACTGCTACGTTTTCAGCCCCCGTAGTAAGAGCATCAAGACACTCTGAACCAATCGCTGTGTTACTGCTTCCAGTTGTGTTTGTTATTAAAGAATGATAGCCAATAGCAGTGTTGTTGTCTGCTGTTGTACTATTATTAAGAGCGTTTGCTCCTACAGCAGTATTGGCTGTTCCAGTTGTGTTTTCACCTAATGCAGCAATACCAATAGCAGTGTTGTTGCTTGCGGTTGTATTAGCGTCTAAGGCGTTAGTTCCTAGAGCAGTATTATTTGTACCAGTTGTGTTCGCTTTTAAGGCAAAATAACCTACAGCTGTATTATTATCTGCCGTTGTATTTTCAAATAAAGCATTTACTCCAACTGCTACATTATTATCTCCAGTAGTGCAATCATGTAATGATGATTTTCCAATTGCTACATTAGTTTGTCCAGTTGTTATATTTTGACCAGCATAAGCACCAAAAGCTGAATTATCTATACCTGTAGTAAGTGCGCCTAAAGCTGTAAATCCTACTGCGGTCTCATTATTTCCTGTGGTACAAGCATCTAAAGTGGTAACACCTACAGCTACATTGTTTTGGCCAGTTGTGTTTACGAGTAATGAGTTTACACCAACTGCGGTGTTATTATCTCCTGTATTATTAGTCGCTAAAGCTGATTTACCAACAGCAGTATTCAAAGTTCCAGTACTGTTTGATTGTAAAGCATTTTGTCCTATTGCGGTGTTACTAGATGCTGTTGTGTTTGAAGTTAAAGCACCTTGACCTACAGCTACGTTTGAACCTCCTGTTGTATTAGCATCTAGAGAATTATGACCCACTGCTGTGTTACTAGCTCCAGTTGTGTTTGACAGTAAAGCAAAATAACCTATTGCAGTATTGTTAGACGCTGTAGTGTTTGCCATTAAGGTAGCAGTACCGCAAGCCACGTTATTTGTTCCTGTTGTATTAACTAACAAAGAGCTATTTCCTATTGCTACATTGGCATCTCCTGTTGTGGCTGCACTTAAAGCTGCATACCCAATACCAGTATTACTATTTGCAGTAGTATTAGCATCTAAAGCTAAAGAACCCACTGCTACGCACTGAGTTCCAGTTGTGTTTGCTTTTAAAGCATCATGACCAACAGCAGTATTGTTACTTGCTGTTGTGTTACCACCTAAAGCGTGCATACCAACTGCCACATTCAAAGTTCCAGTTGTATTAGCATCTAAAGTATTGGATCCAACAGCTACATTAAAACTTCCAGTTGTGTTTTGTTGTAATGCAGCATTTCCTATAGCAGTGTTATTTGCACCAGTTGTTGTAAATGTTAAAGCATCATTTCCTATACCAGTGTTATTATCTGCAGTTGTGGCTGTTTGTAAAGCAGCTTGTCCTAATGCTGTATTAAAATCGCCTGTAGTATTTGCGGTAAGTGCATTTCTTCCAAAAGCACAGTTTTTTTGTCCTGTTGTATTAGCGTCTGCTGCATTATGACCTACAGCCGTATTTGCAAATCCAGTTGTATTTGCTGTTAATGCTTGATAACCAACTGCTGTACTAGAATTAGCTGTTGTATTAGCATCTAAGGCCAAAGCACCTACTGCTACGTTCTCTGTTCCAGTTGTGTTTAATAATAAAGCATGGTGACCAAGAGCAGTATTATTACTAGCAGTTGTATTAGTACCTAAAGCGTTTCTACCTACACCAACATTATTATCCCCAGAAGTATTGGCATCCATACTTTGTTCACCAATAGCTACGTTATCTCCACCAGTTGTATTTAGTTGCAGAGCTAACATACCTACAGCTACATTTCTAAATCCACTTGTATTGGTAGTCAAAGCACTTTTACCGATAGCAGTATTATTTGCACCAGTAACAGAAGCGTCTAAAGCACCTTCTCCCAAAACAGTGTTACCAGAAACAGAGTTTGCACCTTTTCCTACAGTAAGAGAATTTATTGTTGCATCAGCAGTAGAAGTTATACCACCAGTAAGCGTTCTTAAATCAATCCAGCCATCATTTGCTGAATTACGCATTTTTAATAAATTATTTCCTGTATCTGCCCAGAATGT